CCAGTTGAACCAGTTGAACCAGTTGAACCAGTTGAACCAGTTGAACCAGTTGAACCAGTTGAACCAGTTGAACCAGTTGAACCAGTTGAACCAGTTAGCCCAGAAGTTGAACCAGTTGAGACTAAGAAAAGAAAAAAACGTACGAAAAAAAATTAAAATGAATATTTTCTTCTAAAAATATTCATTAATTTTTAGTCAAATAATTGACGATTACAAAATAAAATAATAAAAAAAGTAGTGTTTTTATGCCTAACTTATAGTATGTATGAGTAATTTTAATATACTTTTCGATTAACGTATCTATAATAGGCAAAGATAACATTAAAAATAATAAAGAAGCGATAAGTATATTTTTAAGATGAGTTCCTTTCTTTTTTTTATTAAAAATCATATTAATGGTATACCTTTCTTTATCTGTAACGACCGAGTCATCAGTTTGTAAATCTTTAATCACATCCATTTTTATTTTTAAAATCACTTTAAATTAATTTATATAAATAAAATTATATAAAATGAGTTCAATTGATATTAATAAATTGAAGGCTAATCTAGAAAAATATGGTATATTTATACTCGAATATTACACGATTGACAATAAATGTGCAATGTTAAAAGGGTTTGTAACTCAGATTAATCAATTTCTTTTGATATATATACCATCTAAAATCAGAAGTGAAATAAAGAATAAAAATAATACTTATGAATTAAAAACATTAGATGAAGTGGTAGATGAAGAAGACTATGCAAAATTCGACGAGTTTCAGATTAGCATGATCAATGATAAAAAAAATAAGGATGTGTATAAAAACGAAGTTCATAAATACACTAAAAATATAGTTATTAATGGAGATGGGATAGAACAATTTGAAAAAAGAATTATGAGACAAGTAAAACGCCTAAACATTCCATTTTCAAAGTTAGAATATACACTTGGTATACAGAATAAAAAGATAGTGGCATTAAACTTTGGCGATGAAATCAATTTGTTTTATATTAAGAACTATACAAAAGATGTTCGATGTTATCTTTATATTTTAAATATAAAAGAATTGATTGATAATATTACAGAAATACAGTACGAATTGGGTAATATTAACAATCAATTTTTAAATATTGTCTATGAAATTGTTGAGAATAATATAAAAGAAATATCAGGTTTACAAGAGGTTAAATATGAATATATCATTGACCAATTCAAACAAAATATAACACAGTATAAACAGAAAGAAAGTACGTTTAACTCATTAATAAAAATAATTGACTCAGAAGAAAAGAAAGAAATAAAAAAGTATAGAGAATTATTTATAAAAGAATCTTCTGTTATCCGTAAAAATACATTAGAAAATGAGTACCAAACGATACTTAAAAATATATATAAAAAAAAAAGTGACAGATTAGAAGAGTTTATCGATGAAACGTATATATTTAATATATTTTTTCTATTACTAGAAGAAATATCGTTTGATAACTCGGTCATGTTAAAAAGAATAAATATGAATTTTGAAAAATTAAAAGCTATCTTTAAATAGGTGTAATAACGTCACATCATAGTAAAATTTATATGCTTTACATGTTTCAATGTCTTCTTCAGAGAGAGGAATGATACTATCCATATTGGATACTTTTGCATAAACAACTCTCTTTTCCTTCGAAAAAAATATGAGTCTAGTTGGAAGATGGACATATTTTTCGATAGCGTGATAAAGTCTGATTACTATTTGTTTATTTTCAGTCACTTTTTTGACTACCTTTTCGACTACCTTTTCTACTACCTTTTTACTTACTTTTTCAGTCACCTTTTTTTTTGGTATGTGTTTATAACAAAATTCTCCATTTTTAATCTGTTTACCACATACTTCTCCTTTCTTTTTTTTATAAGAATACTCGTAAATACAAAAATAAACATCTACTTTATTAAAAACGTCCCATTCTTCTTTGCTTATATTGTATTTGTTTTTAATTTTGTTTAAAAATAAATCGATGCTTTTTTGAATAGCTTGCATCTAAAAACTCTTTTTTTTTTGTTTTTTAATACTTTTTTCAATTTTATATAAATGAATCGTCAACATATCGAGAATGCTAAATATTTAAAAAATAATTCAAATGTATATTACGCTAATCAAAAAGATGTAAGACAAGTTTTTACTGACTACGACCATTTTCCTTACCAACGATTTTACAGAGGAGTTCATAAATCTCCTTATCCAGTAATTATGGAAAGAGAAGCTGGATATAGACAACAAAACCCATCTTGTTATAGAGAAAAACTGATAGTCAAATCAGAATATCCTAAACACTGTTTTGAAGGACCTGCTTCTGTTGTATATCCTTGTTATCCTGATTATTTACGCAAATATTCTGATAAAGCTGAAATGGAGATTATGTTGAACAGAGTGTGTGTTGATAGATCTGTTTAAAAAATAATTTCTTCGATTTTGTCTTTACAGTTTTTGATGATTTTTATAAATTCGTGGTATGTATTTCTCATACACTCTTTATGCGGAGAAGATAAAATAACGTTTCCGCTTTGAAAAACTAAAAATGTATTGTACCTGTTTTTAGACATCTCTTTCTTTTTTTCTTTTTCATCTAATGTTTCAACATACATCAAATAATCAAAAGGTTCATAAGACCATTTGTCATCTTTAAAAATCATCTTTATGACAGGAATGATATTGATATTATCAAGAGGGATTTTGATATTGACACCCGTATACCCAAAACTTGTTTCCAATAAAGAATAATAAGGGGTCTGAGTGTTGATATGATTATCCAAATTCTCTCGGTTAATACAGAACCCGACATTGAAATTGATATTTGCCATAACATTCAAGAATATAATTTGTGTATAGTCTTCAACCTGAATAATTCTTGGAATATCTTTTACATAGTGGTGGATATATTTGATACATTTTTCAGCTTGCATGTTATTTTTACACCCAGTAAACTGGATTTTTCCGTTCTTACTTACTTTAAAATTAATAAATTTACGATCTAAATACATTACGATGGTTAAACTGTTTCGAAAGAAACGTTTCGTATTCTTTTTTTCTTTCAAATTAACTCCTCTTAAACTATTTCTTAATTTTAATGTTATAATTTGACCATCTTTTAATTCGTCTTTTACTTCTTCTTTTTTTTCTTCTTTTGATTTACGTCCCCTTTTTTTTGGGGTAACTTTGTAAAACGTTACCGGCAAATGATTATACAGTTCAGTAATATCAATTTTCCAGTTCGTTTTTGCGATAATAGTTTCAGTAGAAATATCAATGTTTTCAAATATGTTTCCCCCTTCCAATTCCATATTTTGTTTCTATTTAAATTATAATTATTTAAATAGAAATTCAATTTTACATATCATTTATATTTTTTTATAATTCCTCCAGATTTTATATAGACTTTTTTCCGTTGTCCAAAATGTTTTTTTAGCCCTTTATGATTATCTACCAAATCAAACACAATCGGCTCGACTTCCTCTGTTCTCATTACACGTGCCAAATACTGTATAAAATATTCTTCCATATCTGAAGCGATTACTAAAGCATCAAGTAAATCGTGTGAAAATCCTACCCCGCATTTCTGTAAACTAGCTACAATGATACGAGAAGTTGGATCAAATGTATTTGTATCTTCGATCATTAATGATACGTTTTCTTTTTTTTCAATCAAACAATCATATATGAAAGAAGCTTGTTGTACTCTTTTACACAAAACAAGAAAGTGTCTATCACTATGTTTTAAAATAATATCAACAATTAATTCATTTCGTTCTTGGTGCAAACACTGAGAACTGATTAATGCATTCCAATTTGTTGTTTCTTCGTATTCTATCCCTGTATCAACTTGGTATACAATATGTTTATGATACAATTCTTTTTTGATCATATTATCTTTTCCAAAATAAAAATCTAGTAAACCATCCATTCCATCTGGTCTTGTCGGTGTCGCACTAAGACCTAAAAGATACCTAGGACTGACATAGAACATTGATTCTGATAGACTCTCTGCCATAATGGCATGAATTTCGTCTACGATCACAAAACCGACTTTTTTAAATACATCTCTACCTAACTTTTTCATATTTTGGGCATTAACGATAAAAAAATCGGCGTTTTCATTATATTTTTTTCCAACTTTTAGTATCTCTATTTTCGTGTTTTCTCCTGTAAAACGTTTGATACTATCTCTCCATTGTTCCATTAAAATAATTCGATGACATACAATCAATGTTTTTAATTTAATTTTTGAAGCCAGAAAAATAGCAAGACAAGTTTTTCCTGCTCCTGGGTATAAAGAAATGAGGAGACAGCCGTGTTGATTGAGTCGTTTAATACATTCATTTTTTATTTCAAGTTGAATATTGCGAAGAGTACTAGTAAAAGGGATCTCTATTGTATCAAATGTATCTCTATCATATCTTTTTGACGATAAATTGTTTAAAGCCCAGTGAAATGGTACATAGTAACAGTTAAGTTCACTGTATTGATAGAAAGCATTGATTTCAGTTTCTTTTTTTTTAAATCCTGTTCTTGGATTATACGAATTCTCTGTTTTAGTGACTCTTACTTCTTTTAAGATCTTTTCTTCATCTTCTACTGTTAATTGATTGCAGTGAATATAAATTGACATTTTATAAAGATGAAGTATTCTTTATTTTTTATTAGTTTTTTTAAATAGCCTAAATAATAATAAAATAAATAATAAAGACAAAAGAAGGTATAATATTATTTTTTGATTTTTATATTTATCTTTCTCATCTTTCTCGTCTTTCTTATCATCTTTCTTATCATCTTTCTTATCGTCTTTCTTATCGTCTTTCTTATCGTCTTTCTTATCGTCTTTCTTATCGTCTTTCTTCTTTTCTTCACATGTGTATGTGACTCCACAATCTGTTTCTTTAAAATCTGTAAATTCTTCGATCGTATCAGGTTCAACTAATATGATACCTGATAAATTAGGTTGACCATAAAATGTATTTTCTGTTTCAAACGAGTACCCTTTATTGATATCAGGTAAATCTGTACCCGGATATTCTTGAAACATAGCATATTTGAAATATCCGCCATATCCCCATTCTGTTCCCCACGAATTTCTGCATATCCAATAACTGATAGAAGGATATACAAGTTCTCCTACTCTTACATTTTTATCTATTCCCCATCCCACGATTGATATTGCATGACCTCCTAACACTCGAAGTTCTTCGCCTCCATAATTTAGGGATTGAATGTATATACCGTTTGACTTTTCAAATCTACCACCACCATCTCTGAAATTAGAAAATACGATAAATCCACCAATACCAGAGCCATATTTCATAATATGTGTTTTAATTAGAGGTATATCATATGATACCATTTTATTTTTGATTTTATATATTTTATAAGGATGAATCGAACAACAACCGCAATTAGGTATCATTAAATTAATATTTTCACTTTTTTCTTCGTCTAAATGTTTTACACCTGCAACGTTACATTCTTCGTTATTTTCACATATTGAATCATAATCCATGCAACAATTTGTTGCAATCCCTCCTTTTTCTATAATAGAATCAATCAATAAAGAAGGAGAACCACCATTACATTGGTTATTAAAATCTTTATTTTTATAACAAGATAATAAGTACATTGCACTTAAATGTGGGTTGTAATCTAAATTCATTCCAAATAAAAAATTATCTGATATCACGGTAGATATAGCGACTGCGAAACAAGATCCACACTTTCCTTGGTTTACAGGTCTTGTTGATAATAACAAACGAGTATCATCTGAATTATTATCATAATTCTTCCATGTTTCAGGTAATTCTAACTCTTCTTTTGTTAGAGAAAATCTTGGTCTTGCAATTTTAAATTTTCCGACTTGAAAACGAATATCAGTTTTACAAGGGGGTATATAAGTAAAACCAATCTGATTTGTTTTTGAAAAACTATATCTAGATGGTATATTTATCCTTTCATATTTTGCAGATTCTAACATTTGTAAATACCTATTCATTTTTATTATAATAAATAATTTAAAGTGTTATTAATAAAAAAATGAATTGGATTGTAAAGAGTTGTTACGGAGATGTACGAAAGTTTGAATTACTAGAACCTTCTATACTGAAAGTAACATATGACGACTGTTTATATAATTTTTCAGATATATACATAGATGCAAATGGAGGACCATTTTTAGGAGTTAGCGGAAAATTATTTTACGAAGATCAAACTATGACTATTACCAAGATTCTTTCTCATAAAAAAATAAATAATAAATTGGTGGTGATGTTAGAAGTTAAATTAGATTAATTTGTATATAAATTATATACAAATACATTCTTCTATTTAGGTAATAAAAATTCATATATATACCAACCTAATGCAAAATATTTTATGTCATCATCAGTCTTTCTTTCTATGTAAAGATGTCTTATATAAAGTAAAGATAAGTCTTTCAATTTTTCTTCATCTAATTCATCTTGTTTTAACTTTTCAATTAAATTTTCTAAATGATTAATAATCTCAATTTTTGTAAACATTTATAATAACCTTATTTTTTTATATGCCAATTACCGATTTCCGGCACTGCAGGCGTAACAATTGCTTTTCCAACTAGAAATGCCAGACAAATTACGTCTGTCTTGGAAATTTTGATTAGCACGAGTGTCCATATAGTTTTCTCGTGATCCGACGTTAATACCGACACCGTTTGAACATCCTCCTCCATCGACACCACATTTTCCGTTTGAATAAAGGGCTCGGACGTTGGCGCTCGTTTGTAAACCAACAGATCCTCCTTGATTATTGGTTTTACTGACAGCTTGTTCGCGCAACAATTCTGTCTGTTTTTGCCAAGAATCTTTAGAAGATACAGGCATTCCTATAGCAGATGGACTGAGATAACCGGCTACGTCAAGGGCAATAAATTCAGCATAAGAAGGTCTCAAAAAATTTTCAACAGCAACACGATCTAAAGCAGAATTACAACCTGCATTTTTAGTATAATAAGAATCTCCACAAACAGCACGTCCATAAGTATCACGACCGTCCCACATAGGACACATAACAGCATTAGGATTTTCGGTACGATCTGATTGAAGTTTATTAGCATATCCAGTATTTACTGTACAACTTTGAATAGAACTAGTTAATGAAATACTCATCTTTTTATTAAAGAAAAAAAAATAATTTAAAATTAAATCATTTCTGTGTAAAAAATTTAATTTCATTGCATAAATCTTTTTTGGTAAAATTCATCAGATGTACGATTTTGACAAGTTCATTTTTATCAAATGTTTCAGAATTTTTTATTTTTATTTGAGATACTAACTGTTCTTTAGTATTCTTGTATAGATCATTATTTGGTGATAAATATAAAAGACTATTTTTATCTAATAAATCTATATTCAGTTCTAGAATGAGTAATGACAGTCTTTCTTTATCCATTGATGTACAAACGATATTTCTATTATCATGTCTTTTATCACCCTTAATAACATTTTTTTTAATTTTGAAATTCCCTTTATCTGTTGTAAATAGATAATCTCCTTTAATCACTTCTTTGTCTTCTTTGTCTTCTTTGTCTTCTTTGCCTTCTTTGTCTTCTTTCACTTCTTTCTCTTCACAATCCTTCCATTCTTCTTTATCAAAGCATCTAGCTTTCCCTAATGTAGATATGATCATAGTTCCTTTTTTGGTTATAAAAGAATTAAATTGGTCTACGATAAACTCTCTGATAGGGTTAATATTTTCTATTTTTTTTTCAATAGAGAGTATACAATACTCTAATAACATTTCTTGTATTTCTTTAGTAAATAGACTTAAGATAACTTTTTTACGTTTCTTGTCTGTCTCCGAAGCCAGTTTTTCGAAAGTTTGTACAAATAACGAATTTGTTTTATTTTTTAGTTCAAACTCAAATTGTAACGGAGTGTGGGTCACGTAAAAAGAATCAAATAAATTTCCATGTTGTATGCTAGGAGATAGAAACAATACATCACCTATATAATATAGATAAAAGTATAAGCCATTATCACGGTATAAAGATATCTTTTGATGGATAATATAAAATATACTTTTTAAAATAGAGTATTCAGAATGATCTTTTAAGATTTTTTTCAAATCATTTAATTTATACATGATTTTATATTTAAATAGTTTTTTGATCTCTTCTATGATTACAGAAATCTCATTTTCATTATAAAAGAGATTAAATGTAGAATAATCTTCTTTACACTCTACTTCGTCTTTATAACAACTATAATTACACTTTTGATATTCGCATTCGCGTGTAAGATCAAACTCTTTATTTAATACATTTCTATTTTTATTCAACCGACAATCAAAACTTACCTGTTTAAGTAAGTATTCTATCGATTTGATGGATAGATCTTTATCTTCGCATATTTTATACATATATCTATCTATACTTTTATCAAGGGCATAATCTTTAATAAAACAAGTATATAAATATATTTTTACAACCAGATTCTTTTTCACTTGTTCAATCTGAGAATGAGAAAAAAGACGGAATGCTCTTGCAATTGCTTGATCTGTCTCGCTAAAATTCCAGTGCGGTGTTAATACGTGAACAAATTCTACATTTTTTAAAGAGAACCCTTCACTTATAATTTTAGTCCCGATAATAACTTTCAAACAAGATTTATAGTCGTTGTAAGATTCAATTGCTTTATTTATATCAGAAGATGTTTTACTTGTAAGTAAAGCATACTTAATGCTTTGAGTATTTGATTTAAAAGAGATAATCCCAAATTGTTCTAATATTAAAGAAAAAATGATCGCGCCACTTCCCTGTACAATATCTAAATAAATAAAATGTTTTTTATTTTTATTAGCTAAAATGATCCGAATACATTCTGCAAATTTGATACTATACTTTTCAAGTATTTTTAATTTATCATCATTATTCTTTTTATCAAAGCCTAGTTCTTTCAAAAAAGATGATTTTAAAACAAACTTTTGATTAGCTGTATTTACATATTTTTCAAACCCTTTCTTACCCCAACTTCCGTCCGGATAAATAAATAAATTAGACTCTCTACTGTTTATATAAACACCACCTTTTACATCATCTTCATCTACTGAAAGTTTGTAAGATTCTAACTGTTTATCTTTCATTTCAACGACATATTGATTGAAGTATTGAAGATCCAACTTTTTCCCTTCATATTCCCTGCTAACCATACTTTTCATCGATCTTAAAAAACTGGCTTTGCCGTGTAATTTATTTTTTAAAAACTCTATCTTATCAGGGCGAAGTTGATACGAATTACCGACCTTTAACATATACTCTTTTAAAAAATCTTCCCCAGTTGGTAACTCTTCATCAAGTATCAAATTCATTAAACTGGCAATTTCAGAAACATTGTCAATCATCGGGGTACCCGTCATTAAAATAGTTTTTGAATTTTGTATTGTTTTAAGAAATCGATGAATATTTAAATATTGTCCCTTTAACTCTTTTTGTTCTTCTGTATTTTCAGTTTGATTAATGCGTAGATGATGTGCTTCATCGATTACAATAATAAGATTATTATACTGTTTTCTAATGTCTTCAGAAGACATCGTGGAAATACGTTTACTAAAGGTCTCGAATGTTTGGAATTTATAAAATTCAGATAATTTTTTATTGATACGTCTCTTCTTTTTATTATCGGTCATATCATCATCTTCATCTAAATCGTATTTACCATCTGTACAAACGTGAACTAATTCTCTCTTATAATTATTCACCAAATTTTTACCTTTCATTAAAATCAATGCTCCTCTAAATGCCGAAGATTCTGATAATATCTTTTCAATCACCGAAATAGATAAACACGTCTTTCCAGTCCCAGGTTCGTGCATAACAAGTAGTCCTTTATAAGGAGTATACGAACTTAAAAATCTAGATATAATAATTTGATGATTCATATACTGTCCAGCTTTTTCTGGTTTATTTTCATTTGGCTTCAAAGCATACTCGCTGAATTCTTTTTTGTAATATAAAGATGTATGATCAATCAAATCTGGTCCTAAGATAGACTCGCTATCATCAAAATCAATATAAGTAGGTAAAAAATCGTAAACTTCCATTTATATTAAATTAAATTAAATTTAATATGCCTATTTAATTTCCGAAAAACATTTTAAAATAAATTGTAGTTTACTGGGTAAATGATCTAAATCGAATTTAATACGTTGTTTTAAAACTTTTCCATTATAAGGAAGAGCTTCTTGGATAAAAGTTTGTTCTTCTATATGATAAGCCTTAATTAAAGCATACACAATCTCTTGTTTCTCATCCGTCATCAATTTCAATTTATCAATCACTTTATCTTTCTCTTCATTTGTTAATTCTATAAATATATTTTTTTTAAGAGTTTCGTAAAGAGGAAAGTTTGGAAAATTCATTTTTTATTTTTATCAGTTTTTACATTTTTTTAATTCAATTTTATGTATAAGCTTCGGCAAACTCCATATAAAAATCATCTGAATCTCCATAAAGAGGTTGTCCTGATGCATAAGGCGGAATTTTTTTATCTTTGGTATTTTTAACTTCTTTATTCGTAAACTTTTCCTTCGATTGTATCTTATTGCATACTTCCAAAATAAATCGTTTTATTTCATTTTCATCGTGTGGTCCATCATATCTAATGAAAGGTTTACCAGATACATACAAAATAATTAAAGGAACGTACTTGATAGCAGATATAGTCGCATTACTTTTTCTAATGATCTCTTTTTCTAAACTTACATTAATCATCCCAAACTGACAACCTCCAATCTGTCCAGGCATTTTTTTAAAAATGGGTATTAGATATCTACAATACTCGCAATTTACAGAATAGAATAAGACCAAACTTATATTTCTTATATTATGACATAAAATGTCACCTTTTACCCCTTTTTGGATATTAAAATCAGAATTTTGTAAAAAGATTAATCCACTCATTATTTATAGTATATTAATTATTTAAATGATATAAAACTTTTTAGATTTTATTTTTTAGGTTTTTTTTAACCATAAAGCTTTTGATATAAAAATGCCAACGAAATGATTTTTTTAATAAATATGATGATCTCTTTATTTCTAGAATTGGCCAATTATGATAACGATACAAAAATGTCTCGTGTTGTAAATACGAAGATAAATACATCTCTCTAAAACTTGGTGTCGAATGGATTCTTCATTTGCTAAAAAATACAGGTATGTGACTAGAAAAGAAAATGGTAATTTGAATTTATCTAGAAATAGAACAAATTCATACAGATTTTAACTTTGAAAAAGGTAAAAAAACATCAATTTCTCATATTAAGATCTATGGAACACAAAATGAAATGAATAAACAGAGCAGACATACGAGATTTTTTCAAGGATTCTGTTTGTGGTAATAGTGATACAGAAATAGATCATAAGAATGGATTGTATAATGATAAAAAAGTTTTACAGATAAACGATTTTCAACCATTATGTAGACATTGTAACCAACAAAAAAAACTGGAAAAAGATATAAGGCTTCAAATATCCCTCAATTGTCTATTTTTGGAATTGATTTTATTAAAGGTGATGAAAGTTTTGAAAAGAATGATCCATATGCAATGATAGGAACGTATTGGTATGATCCAATTGAATTTATGGAACAGATAAAATTGAAATTTATGATTTATAATAAGAAATAGAATAAAAGATGAATACGTTAAATTATATTGGATGTAAGCATAAGCTTTTCCCATCTTTATTTTCTATTTTTGAAAAAGAGATCCCTGATTTGAAAGATAAAACATTCAGTGATCTCTTTATGGGAACTGGAACGATCTCTTACCATATGTTAGACAAGTGTAAATCCATTTTTGCAAATGATTTAGAAACCTATAGTTATATGATTGGCAATGCATTGTTAAAATGCAATTATAGTGAAAAACTTGAAAAAATAATCGAAGAATGTAATGAATTGAAAGAAGTAGAAGGTTTGATTTATAAATACTATTCCCCTCATTCTGAATGCGAACGAATGTTCTTTACAAATTCAAATGCCAAAAAAACAGATGCAATTCGTATTCATCTAAACCAATTGTTATCTAATCAACATATTGATCTATTTGAATTTTATTTTTTAGTTGCTTCTCTAATAGTATCCATTGATAAAGTCGCAAATACAACTTGTGTATACGGTGCTTATTTGAAATTGTTCAAATCATCTTCTTTGAAAAAAATGAAAATGGAACCTATTCATCAATTAAAAACGATTGATACTAATATAAATCAAGTCACTCAAGGATTTGCTGAACAGATCGAACAAAAGACAGATATCACTTATCTTGATCCACCTTATAACCAACGTTCTTATAGTTCAAATTACTTTGTTTTAAATTTTATCGCAAAGTATGATGAAACCATTATTCCAAAAGGGAAAACAGGACTGTTTGATAAAAATCAAAGTCATTTTTGTAGCAAAGTTAAGATCAAACAAGCTTTTCAAACATTACTCGATCGTACTTCTTCTCGTTATATTATCCTATCTTATAACAATGAAGGGCTTTTATCAGAAAATGAATTGAAAGACATTTTACTAAAAAGAGGATCAGTTCATCTTTATAAAATAAAATACAATAAATTCAAATCTCAACAGAATGTCGAAGTCAATTTTGTATACGAATTTTTATGGGTGGTTGATACACAAAAAACATCTGAATTTGAAATAATAGAATAAATTAGTTTTTTTTTATAATAAATGATTGATTTAGAATGGGAAATTATTGATTATAAATATAAAGTAGATGAAAATGAATTAGTAAACGAGTTCAATATAAACGAAAATGACATCGTTAACGTATATTTTAATCCAGAAGTTAGACTAGATGACAACGTTAACAGTATAAAAGAATTGGAAACACTAGGCGCTACCGAAGACATTATAACAGACGTTATAACAGACGCTACCGAAGAAGCGAAAGAAGAAGTGATCGAAGAAGTGATCGAAGAAGTGATCGAAGAAGCAAAAGAAGACACGAAAGAAGACTTTAGTATTGGAGATATGTTTGTAAACTTTTTCAGCATGTTAAATATTTTATTTATAACTGAAGAGAAAATAAAATATGAAAATGAAATTGAGATTTTTTTTAATTCACTGTACCTATTTTAACTTAATTTACTAATTTTCATTTTTTTTAAATGAAAATTTTTTAAATAAAAATAAACCTGTAATACTATGATTTTATAGAACGGGAAATCCTAATGCACCACCAGAGATACGAATGATATTGTTATTGACACAAGTGGTCACGAATTCATATTTTCCTGCGTTTACAACTATGCCATTTCCTGATCCTGCAGTAAAATAATAAGAACTATTTTGTGCATCTGATGATTGAGGTACAATTGAAACGTTGGTCAATTTACCGTAGTTAGTAGACCCCATCGGATCAATGTTAGAGTAGTCTAAAGAATATGAATAACTGTGGTATCCAGTTTCAAGCGGGATAACGGGAGAATGAAACCAAGGATTAACGAGAGAAAAGTAGTCAGATCCCATCTGTTGAAGACGTTGAGTGTTTTCATAGATAAGAGAAGTGTTGATGATAGGATCAGATCCAGAGGTAAAATCAACAACACCAAATAAAGCGTTTCCAGGAGCTGCTGCGATATTACCAGATTGATGAGGACCAAGAGGGAATTGAGGATCAGTAGTGTAGTTAGACCAAGAAGATTGGTTAGATTTATTGCGAGCAGCCCAGAATAAGACTTTGACAGCATGTGAAAAACGGATATCGTATTGAGGAGTGACACTTGAATTACCAGCAACTCCTACTACACCTGAAGAATTCACAGAGTTATTATTGTTAAATGATTGTAAAGGAGCAGTTTGTACTTGTTCAATAAGAATATCACGAGGAGCACAAGCCATCTTCTTACGTTCTTCATTTGAAACAATAGAATAGTTAGCCCAGACTTGACAACTATTAGAAATTTCAGGACTTCCATTAATATCTGAAGCAACTGCAGGAGCAGATGTCCAAACACCTTGACCTGATGAATAAGCTACATTGGTACTAGAATTATTAGCAACTGCAGGAAATGATAAACTACTACCTAAAGAAGCACTTGGGTTCCAAGTATCTTTAATAAGCAATTCAGTCAAATTACGGAATGAAAAATTGATACGCATTTCATTGTAAGGCAATGCAGCAGTTGGTAACGCAATTCCAGAATCACGAGAGAAGAAAAAGGGTAAAGGAAGATTAAGAACAGTGCTAGGTAACTCTTGCGCAGAAGCACCAGATATAGTACTGACATTAGAAGCACTTTGAACACCTCCACATCCAATTAAAATTAAAGGATTAGCAGCAACAGGGTTGACTAATTGGTTGACGTTACCAATCATGACATTGTATCCGTTACGTTTACCAGCAGGAACAGTGAAAGCGGACCAGAAATCTAAATGAAAGTTATCAAAACGAGCGGCAACCAAATCATTAAAAGTAATACTACATTCTTGGATTAAATTATGCATGAGATTACGAGTCCATCTTAATACGCTACATGAAATTGATGAAATATTACCAGAGGTATTAATATAAGAGGCTGTAACTTTAGGTAAAACGACACGTAACCAAGTATGAAGAAGATAATCACCTGCACGAGAAATAGAGACTGACCATTGTTGTCCAAAACCGGCAGATCCAGAAGATCGACTTAAGACGACTGGGACTTGAGTAAACCAAGTAGATTTACGAACTTCACGGACAAAATAAGCGATTGATTCAGAACCACCGTAAGTATATTTTTCTTGTTCATCATACGTCGCAAGATCAATGAAACCAGATGTTAAGTTTGATGTAGCAATAGACATTTTATTATAAAGGAGAAATTTTTTTTAAATAATAATTTTTTTTAATTTTAAAATGATATTAAAAAGATATTTATTTGTAAATGGAAATTGATATACTTAATATTGATAAGAACATAAGAGAGAAATGGAAAATAAATAATATTAAACTGAGCGAAATTGAACAACATATTATAGAAATTAGAGAGATTTTATCTGATAATAAGTTATCTTTTCATGTTGTCAATGATTTAGAAGATAAAATAAAAAATTTCGAGAAAGAAAAAGATAGTTACAAACAGTTTCAAAACAATCTTAATTTTTATATCATGGATGTGACTCCTATTTTAGAAAAATACAAGTCATGTTTAATGAGACCTAAAAAAATATCTTTTTTACATAAAAAAGATAATGATAATCAAGAGATAAGACTTATTGTTAAAGAGTATACATCTATTTTAAAAAACTATAATATTCATTATAATGAATTGGAAGAAATGGTTTTAAAAAATAATAAAACCCAGACGAAAAAAAAAGAGTGCAAAGAATGTAAATCACAAGATTTTGTATTCAATGAGTATAATAATGTAGATATATGTGAATCGTGTGGTACCCAAGAAGAAAAATCTTATAAATCGTCTTGTTATAAAGATATATCAAGAATAAATATATCGAATAAATATACATACGAAAGACGTGTTCATTTCAAAGATTGTATAAATCAATATCAAGGTAAACAAAATTCGACGATTGATCATAAGATATATAAAGATATTGAAAAACAGTTAGATTTACATGGGTTGCTAGAGGGTAAAGAAGATGATTCAAAAGAAATAAGATTTAAAAAGGTTACGAAAGAGCATATTCTATTATTTCTAAAAGAAATAGGACATACAAAACATTACGAGGATATTGTATTGATTTTTCATAATTTAACTGGAAAAAAAATAGACGATATTTCTCATATAGAAGATAAGTTAATGGAAGATTTTGATCAGATATCTAGTTTATATGATCAGAAATTCAAATTTACTGGGAAGATAGATAGAAAGAGTTTTATCAATACACAGTATGTGTTGTTTCAGTTGTTGCGTAGACATAAATATCCATGTAAAAGAACCGATTTCAATATGTTAAAAACGTTGGATAGAAAGAGTTTTCACGATGAGATCGTGAAAGAGATTTTTGAACATTTGAATTTCAATTTCACGCCTATTTTTTAGAATTTTTACTTAAAGATTGTTATAAAGTAAAAAATGTCATTCTTGCAAGATAAAAAGATGCTGATACATCTAGGATTAGAGATTGTTACTTTGACAACACTTTCTTATTATTTTTATCATAAAAATAAGACATTGCAAGATAGACTAACACAATTAGAAACAGAATTTTCTAATTTTAATAAACTACAAGATACTATTGTAAAAGAGCTGAAAATGATTCAAAAAAATCAACAACGGTATGAAAAAATGGCTAAAAATAACTTTGCACATATGCCTACACAGATGCCTACGCAGATGCCTACACAGATTCCTACGCAGATGCCTACGCAGATGCCTACGCAGATGCCTACACAAATTCATATTCCTATGCAAATGTCTATGAATATTCCTGTAAAGATGCCAAAGGTTTCATCAATAGAAATTATAGAAGAAGATGAAGAAGATGTAGAAGATGTAGAAGATGTAGAAGATGTAGAAGATGTAGAAGAAGAGAAAAAAGAAGAAGAAGTAAAAGATGAACTTGATAGAGAACTTGAAAATGAACTAAATGAATTAGAAAAAAATTGATTATTTATAGAATAAATATAGAAATAAAATGAATTACCAAGAATGGAGAGTAGAATACAAACGTGATTTGACGCTTATTTTTAATAAATTAATATATATTTTAAAAAGAAAAAATTTGTTATATAAAGAGTATTCATTTGATACATTTTGTAGTCTTATTTTTAAAAAATCAAATGAGTGAAGAAAACGAACTGGATCCTATCCAAGATGAAGAAATTGTTAATATTAATTATGATAGATTTGATTATAATCAATTGGTTGAGATGAAAGTAGATGAGTATTATATAGAACAATTATACGATGATATCATGTTTGATTGTATTTCAGAGATTCTTTTTTTTATTAAAGATTATACAGACTCAACACGTCTTCCAATTGCACAAAAAATTGATTTTATTGATATATATGATTATTTAAATTAATTTTTTTTTTGAAAATTAATTTACTTTCCCATCAAACACTTTACCAAGGTCTTTTGTAATTCATTTAAACCAGACTCGTCGATATCTAAATCAAGTTCATCTGCATCTGAATCAGAGTCTTCTGATTTATCTGACGGCTTTTCTGACTGATCTGACGGCTTTTCTGACTGATCTGACGGCTTTTCTGATTCTTCTGAAGAAGTTTCCCATTCATTATAATATCCTTTATCTTTTTTATGAACACATATTCCATTTTTACATCGGTGATCTTTCTCACAGTTTTTATCTTCTTTACATTCTTGTCCTTTTATCAATTTTTGTAAATATTCTAAGGATACATCATCTTTTAATCCTTTTAACCCATGTTTTTTAATAAATGATGAAGCGTCTTCTTTAGGAGACTTCTTAGGAGACTTCTTAGGTGATTTCTTGGGTGATTTCTTGGGTGATTTCTTAGGAGACTTCTTAGGTGATTTCTTAGGTGATTTCTTGGGCGATTTCTTAGCTTCTAAGATTTTTTTAACCAAATCATCTTTATTTGCAGAATTATATTTGGAAAGACTAGTCAATCCAAGTTTTCCAGCCATTTCTTTTAGAGCTTTTAAAGTCATCTTTTTAAGAGATTCTTTTTCTTCTTTAGGTGAAGCCTTCTTAGGTGAAGCCTTCTTAGGTGAAGCCTTCTTAGGTGAATCCTTCTTCTCAGACGAAGACTTCTTAGGTGAAGCTTCCTTAGACGACTTTTTAGCCTCTAAGATTTTCTTAACTAAATCATCTTTATTTGCAGAATTATATTTGGAAAGACTAGTCAATCCAAGTTTTCCAGCCATTTCTTTTAGAGCTTTTAAAGTCATCTTTTTAAGAGATTCTTTTTCTTCTTTAGAAGAAGCCTTCTTAGATGAAGCCTTCTTAGGTGAAGCCTTCTTAGGCGAAGCTTCCTTAGACGACTTCTTTTCAGGTGAAGACTTCTTAGGTGAAGCCTTCTTAGGTGAAGATTCCTTAGACTTTTTAGCTTTTAAAATTTTTTCAATTAATTCATTCTTATTAGAAGAAGTGTATTTAGAGTATCCAGTCAATCCGACTTCTTTTGCTTTCTTTTTTAGATCAGATAAAGTTAGTTTTTTAAGAGATTCTTCTTTATCAGGTGAAGCCTTCTTAGGTGAAGCCTTCTTAGGTGACTTTTCAGGTGAAGCCTTCTTAGGTGACTTTTCAGGCGAAGCCTTCTTGGGCGAAGCCTTCTTAGGTGACTTCTTCTTTCCTCTTAATTCTTCCATTTTTCTTTTTCTTTCTTCCACTAAACGCATCATTTCTTCTTCATCATCTTCTTCTTCTTCTTCATCATTTCCTAAGGCATAGCAATTAAATTGAGCTTCTTTTATTAATTCAGCCAATTTTCCCATGTCCTTTCCTGTATTTTCTTTTTTACCTTTGATTTTTTTATTAAAAAAATCTTCAAGCTCTTTAGCATCTTCACAATCTAATAAAGCCATAGCAGATACTTTCAATTCTTTAAGACTAAGTTTATCAACCTCGTCACTAATTTTTTTTTTATAATCTTGTAACGACATTGACATATTTTATTAAAAGATTTTTTTTTTTAATTTAAATTAATATCTGGACCTCTCATTCTTCTTTTTGGAGCACTCTGGGTATCTTCACCCATCATTCCAAACAAATTGCCTCCTATTTTTTTCATGACCATTTTCGTGATAATAAAAATAGCAGCGTTGATCAATATAGTAAATAGCAATCTAATCTCAACAGGCCATTTGCTACCTTCTGGAACGTAGTTCTTTTCACCTAATTCTATCAATAAGTGTTCATACTTGTTCATATTGGCAATCTGTTGTTTAGTAAAATCTTGCATATCGAATTGTAACCAGTATCCGAGTACAAATTCTGTAATATAAAATCCTGTAATGAGATAACTTTTATAAGTATCGATGTTACTATCAATGTTTACTTGACGAATGGTTGTATCATAAATACGTTGCATTGTTTGATAGTCGCTATGTATCGTGAATTCAGGTATAGTTACATTTTTATAAGATTTTTTAAGTAATTCAAACTTAAACAATAACTCTCTTTTTAGATCTTCATCATTTGAATGATTAGAGACATCATTCATTACTTTTTTTGGTAAGAAAGATCCTCCTGATATTTCAGAAAGACGTGGAGCATTGTATACTTTATCATCTTCTTCTTTATCTTTTCTATCTTTTTCGTGATCACTATCATTTTTCATCAACTCTTTGAGTCTAGAAGATAAACCATCATCTTCTTCTTCTTCTTTCACACTATCATCGCTACTTTCTTTTTCTTTTTCTTTCCTTTCTTTTTTTTCAACTCTCTTATTACTATTATTTTTTACTTCATCACTGTATTCTCTCTTTTCTCTCTTTTCTGTCTTTTCATCACTCTTATCTCTACTCTTCTCTTCACTTTTTTCTATACTCCTATCACTCTTTTCTTCGAATTTCTCTTTTTTATATTCTTTTTCGGGGACATATTCTTGATTTACAAGATTTTGTTTGATTTTACTTTTATTTTCGATTAGTTCTAGATACATATTTGGCATTCTTGGAAAACGTTTGGTTCTAGCAGATGGTCTATCTGTAAAAAGTTTAGTTATCTGAATAACCGGTTTTCTCAACATTTTACTTATTGAAAACAGCTTTAAATGGATTAATTAGTTTATTAAATGTTTTTTTGTAGAGTTATAGCCACTTGAAAAAAGTTCAAGTTTTTCAGAGTTACTAATATTAAATTCGTACAATTTCGGTTCTAGTTCAAGTGTAATTAATTTACAATTATCTGTTAAATGTTTAAATTGTAAATCTTGTAATTCATTGATAGGGATCATTAATATAGTATAAAACTTATCAATGATTTTTGTATAAAAATCTTCTGTATTTTTTTGGATGATATTAAAAATGATGATATTGGCATCTTCATAGTTTAAAATAGTAGTGAAAGGACAGTTATCGACAAACCCTCCATCAATATAATAGTTTTCTTTATAAATACAATCATTAAAAATAAAAGGGAGACTGCAAGATATTTTGATTGCATCTATACAACTCATATCAGGATAATTGTGATAAGAAATATACTCTTTTTTTTTCTGGGTGATATTATAAGTGCATATATATAATATTTTACCTATTTTTTCGTAAAGTTCTAAAAGGGTCGGTAAATAGCCAATTTTATCTATTGTCATTTTTTCGAAATGGTTTAAGAAAATAGAGAAATCGTAGATGCCATCTCCTGCCAAAATAGAATTTATATTTTTTATATCATACGAATCAAATACTTTATTTGTAATTGAATAAATCACCATTTCAACGGGACTATATCCAATTGCTATGAAATAACAGATGACAGCTCCGATACTTGTTCCTGCAAAATACTTGATATTATCAAGATGTTTGTTATCGATTAGATATTGTAACCCTCCTAATAAACCGAACCCTTTTAGTCCACCTCCTGATAAAACGATCGAATTATAAGTCATATTTAAATACCAAATGTTATTTAAATTAAGATTTTTCGAGGACTCGTTTTAGTAAGAATACGCACGCGATAATTAATAAAACAATACATATGATGTACATAGAGACGTTTGGGTTATAGAATCGTGAACAGATTGGGCAATCTTTTATGTGATTGGCTATCGTCATACAAGATAAATGAGAATCGATGATATTATCGTATGGTTGGTATACGGGAGGACTATATTGATAAACTGGCTGAGGAAGTTGAGGTGGAAGCTGATGTTGGGGTATATAAGTCTGAACAGGAGATGGGTTTTCTTGGTAATTGTGATGTTTTCTGATATGTCTATTTTGGATTTGGTTTGTTAACGAGTCTCTTTCCATATCTGTATTTTGCATTAAAGCATCAGCGTCAAATAAATCGTCTATAAATGTGACGTTTTTATACTTTGACATTTATAATAAATATTTTTTTTTTATTTTATTTCATTATATATTTTTCTCAACAAAGAATCACCGTCAGATTCTATTAAATGATACAATATCGACTGAAAAGAAGTTTCTTGTAATTGCGGAATATCTTTACTTTCTATTTTATCCAATTGTATTTTTACACCTTTATCTACATAATCTTTATACTCATTTGTCTGTTTAAAAATCTTAAACTCTTCTACAGTTGCTTTTAATTTAATTTTAAGACAGTTTGATAATACAGACGATTTTATGTTAGCAGACAAGTCTTTGATGGATGTTTTTACCATTTTTTTTTTAGGAACATCTAGTTCGATATCTCGGATATCACCGTTTTCAATGATACAAACAACTCTCTTATCCGTATCTCCAAAAGCGTGTTGTAAAGGAGAACCAGGATAATATATATTATTCACAGTTTGATTGTCATGGATATGACCACTTATTACTTGGGGGTATTCTGCTTTCCAGTCATCTCCTTCTGTTGATACAATCGCTCCCATTTTACATCCTTTAAATTCTTGATGTGCGAAAATCATATTACATTGTTTCCATTCTCCAAGTGTTTCTAATGCTTCAATAAAACGTCCTGGATATACATAAGGACATAATAGATAAACAAAATCTTTTAAGATACGTTTAATGGGTTTATCAATCACTGTTACGTGATGATATGATTGGAAGACGTTTAGCCAATGATTAGAGTTCAAAAACTGTTGATTATTGATCATATCATGATTTCCTACCAATATATCAACTGGACATTTAAGAGATAATCTAGTGACAAATTCAAGTGTTTTATTTAATGCTTGGGTGAATATTCTTTCATGATAATGCATTAAATCACCTCCGATAATAATTCGATCTACTTTTTGTTCTTCGCAGATACTTTCTAGTTGTAAAAGAAGAATATTAATTTCATCATGATTGTCTGTTTTTATATGAGGGTCTCCAATAAATAAAATTCTCATTTTATTTATTTGTTTTATTTATGTTTTTATTTCAATTTTAAGAGGAGTCGTCTTTTTTCTTTAATAAATACATAGTGTACAACACACCAGCGACTAAACCGCAGACAGCGACAGTGTAATAAACAATGTCTAATCCGAGTTTATTATCTTTACCAACAGCTAATTCTACTAAATTCATTCCGTAAGCTTGGAAACCCCAGTTCAAAGCTCCGATTAAAGCGATATATAATGTGATAGAGAGTACAACGCATAACACTTTTTTCTTATCCATTTTATTAAAAGAAAAAAAAAAATAAATAAATAATAAATGATTCATAAATTTTTATATTTTCAACAAAACATTAGAATTTATCATTGGAAATCAAAAAATTATAACCAACACGTAACATCCGGCGAATTCTATGAAAAATTAGATGAACTGATTGATAAATTCGTTGAATTATATCTCACTCGCTACTCTTTAACTGTTGATAAAATTGTGTTAAAAAAAATTAATTTGGATGAATATTTCACCGAATTCAACCACTTCTTAGTAGAAGAATTACAAGAACTAGTTGAAAAAAAAGGAAATAGCGATTTGGCTACTTTGAGAGATGAAATACTTGCTGAATTAAATCATTATAAATATAAAGCTAGGATGAAATAAGAACCATTTTTTGGTATCTATCTTGATACTTAATCACGTGAAGTTTTTTCTCTTTTGTTACTTGTCTCTCTTCTAATAAATTCAAATGCTCGTCGTATATAAATAGATGATCATCACTTAATTCAGTTACTTGCTCGACGATATAAATCTGTTTACGATGTAATAAAAAATATTTAGACAAAGACTGGACTGTTTTGTATATCATGTTTGAAAATGATAGAATTTTATTAATGTTCTTATGATTTACCAAAAAAGTATTGAAATGAGATGAATAGTTCTCTATCTCTTTATAATACTGGAAGAGTTCTTTTTGTTTAAAGTAGTTTTTGACTTGTTGTTCGTTGTTGATCAGACGTAGACGTAGTAAACAGATAAGACGTTTTAACGTCTCATTATCTTTGACAACTAGTTTTTTAATCTTTGGAATGATAACAGAATGAGGTAAATCATATTCTTTATTTTCTACCACAATTTTACTATCTATAAATTGTTTGATGGATAAGATGACATCTTTTCCATTTTCTAATGATAACTGTTTTTTATTCACGAAAGTAGAATATAAATAAATAAATAATTCTCCTAATACAAAAGCTATTTTTTTATTTTTAGAAAATATATCTAAATGATCTTCTTTCTTTCTTTTCAGTTTAATAGTAAACATTCCTACTTTAATATCTTGCATTGAATCAATCTCTTTTTGCAAAAACTCTTCGACTGCTTTCATATCGCTTTCATATTCGTTTGTGTATTCAATTGGCAAAGGAAGAGGTGGGATTGGGTCACATAATAGATATACATCATTAGTTGTGATTAAAAATCTTGTTTTTTTATAAGAATCAAGTATCTGAGATTTATATTGATATAGAGGGGGGTGATTTGTAAATTTAATTAACGGTTTTTTGGTAGGTGTTAGATAAAATTGTGTAAACTTATCTTCTATGAATGATTGATTTTCAAAAAAATATTTATAAAACTTGCTTGGTTTTTCGAATACGATTAATTCACATCGTTTTTCTTTACCTTTTTGATTTTCTAAAATAAAGACGGTTTTGGGATAGTTGTTTTTATATTTTAAATGAATACCTTTATGGTTAGGGATCATTAACGTCGACGTTTTATTTTTTCCTTGTCTGGAAAACACGTATATATTGACTTGATAATAATATTCAAGCAAACGAATCCATCTTTTGGGGTCTAAGTAGATATCTTGATTATGAAATAATTCTGACATTTGGTCTAATGTCAGATCTGGATTTTCTTGAGAAGCGATAGAGAAATCGGTGATCTTTACCTCCTTTTCAGTTATTGTTTTGATACATTCGATAAAACTGTGTTTTGAATCTGATACCCCTTTTCTATATAACTCTTCTCCCATTTGGTATAAATTTTTTATAAATACGGAAATATCAGAAGGCAATTCACCGATATAATTACGAGGAAGTAATCTATCCAATGTTTTTATAATAATCTGTTGTTTACCTAACTGTTCTTCTTCATCATAGTAATATTTATTTATGTTATGTTTTTCTTTGAGATAACAACAAGGGAGATATTCATGATCATTATCTAGTTTATTTTTAGCTAATCCGATATACTTATATTCTTCGTTATCTTTACAAGTAAAAATGTATTGTTTATCTGAATCTTTTGGGAATAGAATATAATCACTATATTCTTTAAGGTCTGTAGAGTCTTTTATGATCTGGGGATGTCTTTTTTTGCCTTGACAAACATCTCTGTTATAATTTGCTTCTATATTATTCGATTTAAATAATTCAGGGGCAATATCTTCAAATTTAGTAGTCTCTTTTTGTGTTCTTTCTTTATCTTCTAGTACAAAAGATTTCCCTAAAAAATCTGTATATATCTTAAACAATTCTCTCTCGTTGTAAAGATCTTTATAATATTCTTTCAGTTTCTTATTCTTGGGAGAAGTATGATATATAGTGAAACATTTACTCAATATAGATATAAATAATTCGATGGTTTCGATATCTTTAAATCTAGTTAATCTTGCTCTGATATAATGGGGTCCTAGATCTTCTGTTTCATTTTCTCCTGTTTTACAGATGATATTACAAGAAGATCCTCTAAATTTTAAAAGCAATCCTGTTTTTTTTGTACTTGCTTTTGCACTTTCATCCACTGCTAAAAAGGTAGACATCAATGGATTGTTCATGATCATATCACTTAATAGAAATTTATTAAAACGTTGGTTTGGAAAGAGATAAATACCATCAATATCATGTTCATCCGATTCTTCTAAAAACTCAAATGGAATAGTGATGATTATTTTAATGTACTCTTTAATCTTTTCTATATTCAAGTAAGATTTGGTATTCACGCTTACCTCCATATTTAATATATTATTCTCATTGAACAAAAAACAATTCATATATTCTTCTTCTCCTTTTAGTTTCAGTAATATTTTTTGTTGTTCTTGTTTAGACCACTCATAGAGTTCAGGTTGGTTTGAGAATGGTTTATATATTTTACAAATATTTTTAAACATTGAAAAAGGTATATTTTCGTTACACGAAATAGAATCAAAAATATACTCAAGACTCGTATCTTCGATATCTGTTTTTAAATAAACATGGTATTTAGTTTTATTAAAGTCTGAATGCGATTGTTCAATCGTCTCATCTAAGACAGAGTGAATAATATCTCTTTTTTCAACTCTTTCTTTGAATTCTTTTATTTTATCTTTTAAGAATTGATCATCGATTCTATCTTTGATTTGAAAATCAATCTTTAATTTATATTTTTTCGTGATTGAGGTTAATTGTGTATCTAATTCATCGTAAAAATATAAATCGAATTTCTGTTTTTTTTCAAGTATCCATAGCTTTACAATTGTGTCAAAATTGAAAGATTTGATAAATTCGATATTAGAATCAATAAACTGTTCTAACGTTCCTTTATGTTTTTTCAATAGATCTAATAAATCGATTATATCTTCTTTAAAGAAAATCAATTCTGGTATACTATTTCTGTCTTTGATAATACGATTATGATAATCATCGTCAATATCTGTTTTATACTGATTCATTTATATAAAATAACTTTTTTATATAATTTATTATTCACTATCACTTTCTCTGTCACTTTCTTCTATATCACTTTCTATGTCACTTTCATCACTTTTATTACTCTCATTATCACTCTCACTATCGTCACTCTCATCACTCTCATTTTCGTTCATAAAATAGTTTTCTAAATATTCCTTGTATATATTACTATATTTCATTTTAGTTGAATTACTGTACTTAAGAGCCGTGCTTACTATTTGGCTAAAATTCGAATGATTAGTTTTGTTTAAAATATGTTGGATAGACTTTTGTAATAAAAATGTGAGTTTATATGCCATCTCTTCGGATTCTGTATACTTGGAAACTTTTTCAACTAAGTCTGTGTTTAAATTTGGTATAAACATATTATCAGTTTTTGTGTTTAAGTTATCCCATCCTAGTAATTTAAAAGCAAATAAAATATCTTTTTCATCTAATTCAAATCTTCTTAGATATGTTGTTCCTAAGCCTTTAGAATTTTCAACTTTGACATCAATAAAAGTTTGTAACGTTTCAAAAATATTAACAAAAGAGTCTACCAATAAGGTCTTTAATTTCAAAAATTTCTGAATCATCTGTTTTTTCATAGTTAGTTTTAATAAGATATAAGATATTCTGGATTTATCTATTACATCTCTACGTTCTACTTTAAACATTTCTAATCCGGAAATTTTATAATTAAAAGGGACTTTTAATACAACAGAACTGGTTATTTTATTTACTAACAGTTCACGAGCGATATCTTTTATGTTTTTTCCACTTAAATATAGATCAAATTGATTTAAAGGAACATTTTTATAATCTTTTCCTCCCCAAGGAGCATCAATATATACAAAAGAAACATCTTTTAATGATAAAAAGACTTCTGAAAAATCGTTATTTTTTACATAAATATTTCCATTTCCGAGCGTCTTGACGTTATCTTTTAACAAATTGAAGGTATCTGGGTTAATTTCATATGAGATAATTTTAGAGGATGGGTATATCTTGCTAAAATTGATAGTATCTACTCCGATGTGCGCAGTTGCATCTACGATAACATTCACGTGACTAAACCACAATTTGAAAATCTGTCTTACTTCTTTAACATGTTTGGGCATTAGACTACTGTATTCACTTTCATCGGTGATTTTAAATTTTTCGTATTCTATATCAGACTGATTTTTAAGATTGAATCTTTTATACATTTCAGACTGGTTAATAAATTGTCTGTTAAATAGTATTTTTTCATCTGGTGGTAATACAAAAGGATAATCTTTATTTTCTACTTTTTCTAAAATCGAAGTAGCCATACTATTTAAAATATGTTTATTAGATAAGATTTGATCAAAAGATCTTTTTTGACTATCTTCTTTTTCAAGTCTTACTAAAGATGAATAATAATTTATTATGTATTTATATAATAGATATACAGTATCACTATCTGTTTTTATATTCAAGAGTCTATTAAAATCATCAGGCATTTTTTTATCATAAAAATTGGCGGGTAAATTGCGGTTAATACATAAAAAATTAGACATAAATAAACAAGAATCTGTATCTGAAATGGACATCATTTTCGCACTATCTAATGACCGTATTTTTATATACGTTTTTAAAAGAGTGGCCATCTCATAAAGATGACTTATTTTTTCTAAAGAATAATCGAATTTATGAAGATCTGTAAATAGTTTACTTGTAAATGTTGATTCTTTCTGTTCTTTTTTAGGGATGTCTTTAATCTCTTTTGACAATTGTGATAGATAAGATCCTAATAAATTCTCTCCATTTTTTAGTTTGCCAATTCCTAAAATATAATCATAATCACTTTCATTTGCATAAATGATTTCTGTATTTTTTAAAGGGGCTAACATCTTGATAAAATAAGATTTTTTAACCATTTCATTTAATAAATTTTCGGAAGTAAACTTAACCATATCGTGTATATATTCTGTTTTTAATTGATGATATACAACAAACATATCACCTTTTTCAATCTTTTGTCGACATTCTTTCATCGTTTTTCCTTGTTTTATGTTATGTAACATCTTAACAACTGCGTATTGATAAATGGACGAGTATTCTAATAATCCTATTTCTAGCTTATCGTTGTATAATGGCGAAAGAAAATCGTTGGTAGTAATAATAAAACTTGAATTTTTATTAGTGACTAATTGACATGATTTATAAACCCATTCCAAATTATCTATCACAATATCTTGTACATCTTTTTCTTCTATAAAAGAAGGTGTTAATTCATAGTCTTTTAATTTATCGCTTTTTTGTTTGACAGATAATAGAAAATTTTCGAGAGGTTCGATAACATCTAATTCTTTTAATTTTTCTTTTACTTTTTGCGAATCTTTGAATAGAGTAGATAGATAATACTTTGTCAAATTTTCTTTCTGTCTATCTTCTACCCATAAATTGTATTGTTTATAAAACTTAACTCGTAAATATTCAGCCATTTTTGTAGGATGAATTATAAAAAAATTGATCATATTGATCATATTGATATCATCTTCTTTATAGTTGCGTTTATCAATGTATCCATTTCCATTTATATACATTTCAACTAAAGGATTATCTAATTCTATGATAACACTGTGTTCTAAATCTAAAATATCTTTATAATGCATACCTACATATTCAGATAAATCATCATTTCCATTTATAAGTTTAACTAACAAGTCTTTGTACAAACTGTAAATCTCGTTAACTGCTCTTTTTCGTTTTTCTAATTCGTTTAAACATTCTTCTCTCCATATTTCAGAACGTAATTTCATTAAATGTTCTCCGTATAAATTCTGTCCATAATTTAAAGAAAGATCGTATCCAAGAATGGTATCATTTGTATTAAAAATGATATTTTCATCCCTTATGTCTTTTAAAAGACTAGAATTTTTAAATCGAATATTTGAAGCATATAAAACCGATTCTACAAAAACACGCAATTGGTTTTGTTCAAATAGGTCTAATGATTGTTTAATTGAGTCTTCATTATCTTTAGACAATATGATACCTTGTTGATCTTTAGATAATAAGGATGCATATGATTTTTTGGGAACGTTTGATACCAAATTATGGTACGAATTTAATAATAAACGTTTCATTTATTATTAATAAAAAAATCTTTTAAGCAAAAGATTTATAATCTGAATGTTCATTACCATATAAAGTAGTTTTATCATTGACAACATATCCTAAAGGAGCATCTTTATCTTCATGACAATAAGATTTTACATCTCCATTATTTGAAAGAGTTATAGACCATGGAATATAGTTATTTGGCTTTCCTTTATTACAACCAATACGATCATATTGATAAGAGTTCGGTCTTCCTCTGTATAGTCCATGACATGAAGGTTTGAATTTACTCACTTCAAATAAAAAAGGTTCTTTCGGTTTGTCATTTTTTTCTAAAGAAGATGCTAAAGAAGATGCCATGATGAGTACTAGACAACAGATAAAAGCTAGTAAAAATCCAGATAGTACTGAATTATATCCTACTGATTGGGAAAATAACTCTTGAACTTTTGGATTTGAGCAGATAAATAAGAGCAAGAAACATAAATAGATCATTTATAATATATAAAAAAAATTTAATATTTCATATGAAATAACATTCGATCAGGACCTCTATTTCTCAATTTAAGTGGAGGAAATTGTCTTAACCCATTTTCATTAAAATCTCCTAATACTGTCGCATTCCAGATATTAAGTTTGCTATTCACCTCTTGCATCTCTATATCTGTACTTATCCCAGATGCTAATAACGAGATTGTTTTATCCACGATATATCCGTAATCATTTCTTTGAGTCTCATCTACTACCAAATATTTTCCGTAGATGTCACCTGTTCTTGGTATATGACTTTTATATACTCCATATAAAGCAATCACTATTACTCTTTCTGATGGAATGATTTTTTTATTTAATCTTTTAAGTAGATATTCGTAGACTTTTGTCTCTATTATTTTTAATGTTCTTTTTGTAAATACTTCTCTAGGCAAAGCATTCCATTCTGTAATTGTACCCCATCCTATATACTGGTTAAGATCGATTCTGTCATCATATACTTTATCTGTATCCATTACATTTTTTTTTAAGAAAGATGCCAAATCATCTGTTTCTAAATAATTTGCGTATTCCATTTTTTATATTTAATTTATATTTAAAATATATTCTTTTTTAAAAATGGATGTACTGCTTCATAGTAAATATTCGAGCCAATCTTTGAAATTAATTTCTCAATTGCAAACTTATTCTCCTTTCATATTAGAAAATCTCACCTTGGTATGTATCGACAATAAAGAGATTCGTCAACAAATCCTTGAAGACGAAAAGATAAAAATAAAGTATTTACCATGTCTTATTCGAATGAATGAAGAGACAAGTAATTATGATATATTTGAAGGTGATAACGCTTTTCAATTTTTTATCAATTTACAAAAAAAAATTGAATTGAAAAATGATGAATTAAATGATGAATTGAAAGAACAAGAATTAAAAAGAGAGAAATTAGAAAAGATGGAATTAGAAAGACAGATAGAAATATTAAAATCGAAAAAACAAGATTCTACACCAGAAGTAAAAACTCCTGAAAAATCCAAACAGGTAACGTTTACTCCAATTGAAGATTTAGATCTAGAACAAGATGGAATCGGTACTTATTTACATATTGAAAAAGATGAACAAAAAGAACAACAAAAAGAAACTAAAAAAAGTGGATCGATAATGTCCAAAGCAATGCAAATGCAAAAAGAGAGAGTCTAAAACATTCGTTGACATCCTAACGGGACTCCATATTTTCTTTCTTTCTTTTGCGCAATATAATCAAAATCGTTCCCTTGTACACAAGACTTGCATTTATACGAAGATTCACCTTTTCCATGCAATCTACGATAATACGGCTCAACTGGTTTATCGACTGGTTTATTTTGGACAAAGTATAAACATAACAGTAATAGAATTAGTGATGATACCAATAAAAGATTCATTTAGTTTAATAAAAATATTTTTTTTATAATCTTTTTATTCCAAATAATGCATCAATTTGAACCAATTGATTCGGTGATGACGGGCTATAATAATCGCTCGCTACTGTCTGAATCGTCTCTCCATTTTGTAAGAAAACAGAAAAACGTAAACAATCATTCGGTTTAAATTTGACAGTTTGAACCATTGATCCAGCATCCAATTTAATAAAAGGAGATCTTAATGGGTCAGTGATATCAGTAATAGGAACTAGAAATAAAGCTCGATTGCTATGCGGATTATTGCTATAAATCACATTTTTAGAAGAACTACTTGATGCTGTTACATTAGATAATTCAACATAAATATAAGGATAATAAGCTAACCTTGAACCTGTTTTCAATGATATATTGGGTAATGTTAAATTCACGAGACTGATTTCATAAGCCACTGTTTCATTCTGTGATACAACACTTCCATTATAAATCAAGGGGGTATAATTATCATTTGAAAAAGAAACGATATTGATTATCGTCCCAGGACTTGGTTGTGAATTAGTCACTTCACTATTATAACTGGGATAATACAATGTTGCTCCATTTAAACTCGGAGGGTTTACTGGCGAAATGAAACAAACATTATGTCCATTTCCAATATAAGAGTTAATATAGTAACAAACTCCTTGGATATTTTTTAACGATGTATTTTTATTATCAGCTATTTGTTGCGAGTAAACGTAAATGTACTGTCCGTTATAATAATTATCTGAATTGCTTGCAGATTGTGATAAGAAAATACAGTTTGATAGATTCAACTCCTGATTGAATTGTAATAAAATAGTATAAGTTGTTCCACTAAGAACTGTGCCATTAAGTGGTGTTTGCAATGTGATTGTTGTCGCATCGTACGAAACGACGTTATTGATTGACTGACCTGATATATTAATTTGAAGTCCGTTATAATTGAAGTTGGAAGGTATACTCGTATTCGTGAAAAGTACATTGCCAGTACTATTCAAACTGACAGTTCCTGAATATGGTGTGACAGATATCGTTTTTAGCAATTGAGCGGGTAATGTTTTGCGTAGAGTATAAAAAGGATTAGAGGGGTCCCAATCTGGAAAAGAATTTTCTAGTGTAAGTGTATTCGTTAAAAAATCATAAGAAACTACTTTGCTATAATTAAAAATTGTCCCTTTTTCGTAAGTAGCATAATATCCATTGTAAGATTGATCATATTCTAGTATATTTTTACCAGAAGCATCAATAAATGGTAAAACAAGAGTCTTTTCGTTACGGACATAAATCGTTCCTCCAACTGAGTCGGTAATAGGAGAAGATGTGCAATTACTTGGATCTACAATTGTCACAACTGCTCCTCCTGACCATGTCTGTGTAGTCAGTAATGGCGATACAACAGTGAATAGACCTGTACTTGGAGTATAAGATTTAATAATACCTGCTTGAGATGTACCAGCTGAAGTTGTTATATACAACATATATCCAGTATAATAATTTAATACAGTTTTATAAGGACATTTGAGATCAGATACATTTACATAAAAAGAGGATATACCATTTGAACTTGAATAAGGTGATTGGATGGTAGATGAATCGATATTATTGGTATTATTTACGATCACAAGAGTCGAATTGATAGGTATTTGAACCTCAACTGCTGATTGAAATTTAATAAGACTTGTTGTACTACCTGCAGAAACTGTTCCCATTAAACTATTATTGATATATACATTATACCCAGTTGTTATAGTAGAATTAACAAGTGAAACAGATAGGTCGTATACGTAAGTGCCAACAGGTCCTGATACATTGGTAATAACACCTGAATTGTATAACCCATTTGATCCATACCACTGGTAGTATACTACCCCGTTTATAACTGGGTCTGCTATATCTATTGTCTGTGACAATACCTTGTTTGCATTAGTCGAATAATAACCTTTTGTTGTAACAATAGTATTTAAAGATCTAGAAGGAGAAAACGGAATTTCAAATTCTGCAGGACTTGGGTATTGGTTACGGTTGCGATTGCTACTTGAGATTTCGATAAAACGACGGTTACTCATTTTTATTTTGATAAATCATTTAAATTAATTTATCAAAATAAAAATGAACTAGAATCATGTATTACTCATTTTATAGAATTATTTTTTTTTAAAATAAATATAGTATGTCATATCATAAATATAAAAACGTAATTTTAGACGATAGAGTTTTCTTTAAACAACCTTCTATCCAATACGAAAATGTTGTATACGCTAAAGACGAGAATGATTTAAAAGAAAGAATGGATTATTCTTATGGCAATCCTTTACAAGACGATTTATATTCATCACGATACAATCAATTCTTAATCGGGAATCGAGATATGGATGTAAATGCCAAACCTTATACAGACATCCAGTTACCAAAAGAAGAAAAAGAAAAAGTGATTAAAGACAAGAATGTTCATACGGAAGTATGCGGTCTAGATGATAGCGGTGTAAGTGTATGTGGAAAAGATAAAAAATTAGATAAAATACTTGATCCTCAATTCAATCTCAGAGAAGTTGCTAAAAATTCGATTTTATTAGAAGATCATCTATTCCAAAAAGCAAGACAGTGTAATGATTGTATTAAAAAACATTGTTTATTAATAGAAGGGTTCTTGGAAGAAGCAATCACATTAGATAAGAAAAAACAGTATACACAAGAATTAGATGAATATCTAGCTCAATTTAGATCTATTTTTTTAGATTTAGCAAAAAAATTAAACGAAGGGGATTTAACAGTAGATGAGTGCAGAGATTTTGCTCAAAAACTGAGACAGTTTCGAAAACCTATTTGCCAAAAATATGCTACTTTTTTTTAAAAAAAAAAATAAAAATAATACCTTAAAGAAAATGTCATATTCCAATCCAAATTTTTCAATTTCAAATACTGTTAACCCATCTGTGACAAGTGAGTCGAGTAACAAGGGAGTTGTTTCTAAAAATACAAATGTATCTCTTTTAATGGCTGAAGTCCCTTATCCTCTTAGTAGTGTGACTGGTATGAGTGGTGTTACTGGACCATCATACCAATCTGTTCAATCTTTATTGAACTCTAACTCAGCTTTTTTTCAATTTTCTTCTCCTTCACATTCTTTCTCTCCCTAAAGTTTTATAATCGATACTGTATGTATTGGCAGGTGGTAAAATCCTCATATCATTATTTTTAACGGGGTAAGGATTTTTAAATGCTAACCCAGAGAAAACGGGGATTTTTATTTTACTATCTCCTACTAGATTCATTCGATTACAATTTGTGAATTTGTTATATTCGTCAAATACTTTATAGCTCATTTATTATATTATTAAATTTTTATATCATTTGTATAAATGATATAAATCGTAAATTAAATTATTTTTTTTGTTGCACACGTCTCACCGGTTTCTTTTTAGACTCTTCTTTTACATCTTCATCTTTTACATCTTCATCTTTTAAAGACCCTTTATCATCTTCTTCTTCTTCTTTTTTACCCATATTTAAATGTTCTAAACTAGAAGCAGTCAATTCAACTCCATTAGAACTAGGAATAGGAATAGGTCTTAGCAATCTTTTTACACCTGATTCTTTTAACCGAATTTCAGCTTCATACAATTTCACTTGTAAACTTACTTTGCTTCCAATAAAAATTCCTTCGATTTTAATCGCTGCTTTTACATGACATTGTTTATTCATCAAAGACATTGGATCCATATCACGACCGTTTTCATCATAAAAAATGCTTGTAATTGAATCTGTTTTTTTATTTTGTAAAACTTTTGCATAGAGCATTGGACTCGCTCCTTCTACGATTTTTCCCTTGTCTTTTTTTAAGTAAAGAGGGTTAAACTTTTTCAAGTCTGCTTTTTCTAATTCATATTTGCATACTTCGTCTCTGTGTTTAAGAATGTATTCTGATGCATTTTCACAGATTCTGTTAAACGTATCTGTAAACTCTTTCTCTTTTTTAGTAGGCGCGTCCATACTCCACATACATAGAGCTAACGTATAACCGTCTGTTTTTCCAGTTGTCATGTTTACGCTAGGAGATAAGCCGAATGAAAATAAACGCTCTGTTTCTAATATTAGTTCACCGAGAGATCCATCAGGGTTTCTAGTACCCATTTGAACACGTTTGAAAACGACAGAACTGTTTGGGATAGATCCATCTCTTGGTTTGGAGTAGACGATATTGTTAACATCATAGCTAGAAGCCGAAGTAATTTGGGTGTTATCGAAGCTCATTTTTGGATTGCTTTTATTAGTTTATTTCTTTTTTAAATATAAAATAAAAAATCAATTTTATATTTATGAGGATACTTATAATAAAATATGGGAATACATTTAATTAGTGACTTGAATACAGACAAAGTACATTCTTTGACAATTAAAGATTATACTGTTTTTTTTCAGAAACTGTTGATTGATTTAAACCATACTATTTTACATACTGCTTATCATCAGTTTGAGCCACAAGGTCTTAGTTTATTTTTTTTATTAGGGGAAAGTCATCTATCTATACATACTTACCCTGAAAACAACTTGATTGCATTTGATTTCTATTCTTGTAAAAAATTGGAGACGGAAGAAATTAAAAGAAAAATAAACGATTTTTTAGAGACAAATGGAGAATATTCTATCATCAATCGGATTTAACGATATATCTATAGATCACAAAAAATACACAAAATAAGATAGATGCATGTATCACATTTCCTATATTGGTTGGACAGTTGTTATACATCGTGACTGAGGTGAGATAATTGCTAGCTTCATAAAGCATATTGTTAGAGAATATGATAAATAACAATGCGACGATACTGGATACAAAAAACAATTTGTTATATTCAGAAGGTTTTTCTTCAGATGATTTAAAATTTTGTTTACAAACTGGACAAACTGGAGACTTTGGACAAACTGGACAAACTGGACAAACTGGTTTCGGCTTTGGTTTCGGTTTTGGAATCACTTTACCGCAACCTTCTTTCACATTTTCGTCAGGGTAAGACATGAAATCAGGGTATGGATCTGGAGATGCTATTACTTTAAGATTTTTTTCAGTTTTATTTACATCTTTTACAATATTTCTCATGACTTGATACCATGTTTGTTCTTTTCCAATTTCTCCAATATCTGTAACTGTATTATATACACATTTATGAGATCCTATATAATCTTTACATCCTAAAATAAATGCAAGAACGTAGGCATATTCTGGAGATTGATCTGACAAGTCTCCTCCATACTCGTCAAATAAAGTTCTAAAAAGAATTTTTTCTTTACTATCAACTGCTTTTAAATATGGGTAATATTTATCCATCAAATCGTCTATTGATAATTTAATATTACAACTTGAATTATTGTTAATAAGCTGTAATCCTTGATTCCATTTTAACGTATCATTGATATTAAGTTTAAAAACTGTAGCCATTTATTTTATTGTAAAATAAAATAAATTTATAAATCATCTCGTTTTTCTAAAAAGGGAATTGGAAATATATTTTTCCATTCGTCGACTATACCCTGTCTGTTCGATAAATCATCGACTTGGTCTTTTAAAGATTGTATTTTAAAGATCTGAAAAAACTTGTTTATTTTCTTTTCGTAAAGAGCTTTTACAAAACACATATTTTTTTTTAAAAAATAGATTTGTCTTTCATAGATATAATATAACATATAAACGGTTTTTAAATAAAAATCTTCTGAAATAGGTTCAATGAAATCATAAACCGTTTCTTCTTTCCAATCTATTAAATACTGAACCAATAAGTCAATGATATCTTGATTTTTTGTATACCCTTTTCCAATCACATATATTTCAGAATTCGCAGGACGACTTGCCATCGGTTTTGTGATATAAAACTCTTTGAAGACTTTTGATAATTGTTTCAATAATGATATATTAAACGGTTTAAAAAAAGTGAACATTTTACAAACCATCGTACCACCATCTTTAAGCGTTTTTAAACCACAAATAACTTGTCCCAGATTATAAATCGTTTCATTTATTTCTTGGTTTTCTTCCACTCCTGTCCCGATATCGCTAGTATATAAATCAACTTTTTCAGATAGACGATCTTCTATAATTTTAATCATTTTTAAATCCGTAATATCTCCTTTATTCTCTGGTGTCATTAGCCATCTATTTTTATATTTTTCGTATAATTTAAAATGGTCTTTGAATATCTCTTTATGTTTTGTATCATCTGTGGGCCATAAACTGTTCGCATACCATTCGTACTGTTTATTAGACGTCTCTGTTTTGATAAAATGGTTTAAGGCTAAAATAAAAGCTCCTGGAAATTCCGCATTACAAAAAATAGTAAAATTACTATGATTCTTTGGTACTAGTTCAAATACATGAATCATTTCCCAACATTTCATCCACGCATTTGTGATAGAGCCACTGATATGAACTTTTTTCTGGACTTCTTTGCTATACAATTTCATTTTATCTAAAAACTTTATTGACAGGTTATAATAGTCTGATTTTTCTTTATTCAAATGGTAATTATGAAAAATGTCAATATTCACTTTTTCCCTTTCCAAATCATCATCTAGTGAAATAAAACAGTTGTTTATTTTTATAGACGAAAGTTGAGTCGGTTCTATCTTGAAAATGATAGGTTTTTTTTCATCATATGTAATGTTTAAAAAATTAATAAAAAAGTCTCTAAACCATTCCCCTTTCTTTTCACATTCTTTCGTAATCATTTCACGATAGATAAGATATCCTTTTAACTCTCTTAAATGTTCGATATTAAAATCGCTATAAAAATGATTCACTATTCTTCTTATTTCTACCTCGGTTAATGTATGTCTGATTCTATTTATTTTATCTTTATCCATCCCTTTTTCTGAAATAAATAAATTTTCTTTCGTTATTTGTAAGTAATTCGTTCTTGTAAAAATCCCATTCACAATTTCATCAATATAAATATTTGCTGGGTGGGTATAAATCTCGTAACTTCTATCTGTATCGTCGTAATAAATAAGAGCATCGGTTGATTCCATTTTAAAATGAAAGTCCAAGTTTTCAATCATGACAAACTCGTGTTTATCATTACTAAACCCTTCATCTATATAATCATAATCTTCTTTATCTGTATTGTCTATCTTAACGATATTATCGTATATATCAATTAAAAATACTTCTTTATTCACGTTAAATCTAATACACGGAATAGTATCAAAATAGTTTTTAATGATCATCGATTTCCTAACTTGTTTTGTGTTGCAATAACTTGCTTTCCATAATGTTTGTAATTCATTAATGACATTGATAATCTCATATTTTTTTATATTCATTTCTTCTTCTAACGTGAGGATAAAAGAGTAATTTAAAAATAATTGACCAAGTATTACATTGATATACTGTATTACCAAAGATATAGTTGGATTGTTAAATTTAATCATTATGTTATCAGGTGAAAAATAGAAAAATATCTCTTTTGTATAAAAAAAACATTTTTCAACTTCTTTCGTAAACTGTTTGTAATCTATTTTCACTTCATCTCTGTTTTCATTCGCCCAAGATGTATTTAACATCTTTTCGGTTATTCCGTACCCGTGTAAAGATACTTTATTCTGTAAACAAATAGGGTTTACTTGACATTTCTTTTTCACTTCAAATAACTGTCCTGATTCTTTTTTATATCTCCCATCTTTTGATTGACTTGTTTTTATTTTTTTTATATGAAAAGTATTCATTTTTTTCAGTTCGGTTAGTATCGTTTCTTGTTTATTTTTAGATAAATGAAAGCCGTTTAATTCTACCATATAAGCAGAATTTTTACACTGATTAACAGAGTCGGTATAAACTGAAAATAACAAATCTTGATTCATTGTTATTAGATGATAATTATTTTTTTAGATTAAATTAAAAAAATCATTTTTATAAAGACAATCTTACGATAGAATCGTTATGATCAGCTAAATACCACCCAGAATCCCAGTTAAAATTCTCCATATACGCCCAAACATTAACTTCCCATGATAGTTTAGGAATTGTTGGAAAGATAAATTGATGTAATTGATGAAAGTTTAATAGAGACTCTTTATCTCCTATAAAAAATCCTCCACAAAAACGCCAATTTATATGATCAAATCCAGTTTTACCTTTAACATGACATCCTGGGATATATAAACATTTATTTTCTATTTTTAAATTTTTTAAATACAAAAAAGTATCTTCTCTTTTAAAAACATGCGAAATGCCAAAATCAATCCACGCATAATGATCCGTATCATGTTTACCTGACATGATCGCTCTATAAACAAATTCTGTTTTCGCGTTAATTACAATCATAAAATTACGAGTATCTTTAATCATATTACGATTTTCTGGTATACCTTGTGGAGCATTTTTATACGTATCCAATTCTTCTAAAGATATATATTCAATCAATCCATTTTTTAATACGATTTTATCTTTGTAAGTAGGACTGAGAAATAAATGAAAATAAATGCCTGTTTCTTGTAATTTGTTAAAGTGTTCAACGTATTTTTCAATTGTTTTATCATCTGGACGAGTCTCGTATAAATCAATCAGTGCTGTAACATATGTTATCATTTTATTAATTTTTTTTTTTAGATTAAATTAAATTAATTTAATCATATCATTTTCTCCGAATACATATTCTTGGTTATTTATATTTTTTATAGATATCGTTTTTAACCCAAAATCTCTCGGGTATAACTCTGAACCGTGGAAATCTAAATTAGGTCCCAAATATGGATATATATCATCAAAAATATTATTATCATTTTCATCTTTAATATACTCTAAAGGCAAAATACCTCTAGGATTCTTTAATAAGAAAATAAAATCATTATTTCTAAATTTATAAGGTACTTTCAAGTGTTTTTTATTAAAACTTTCTAGGTTGTTTTTCGTTGTTGAAAATAGCATATATATTACTTTAGATATATCATAAGAAATTTGACAACAGTTTTTTTTATTTTCAGGATCTACTGTGTTTTTAAAAATCTTATATAAATTATAGACATTATATATTTTTAAACGGTTAATATAGACTAAATATAAAACAAAAAATAATGTTAAAATGAGATACATTTTATTGTAAGGATCATTTATTTAGATTTAAATTAATTTAATTTAAATTCCAAGCATCAACGTTTTTATATTTCACTTCAAATTGTTTTTTTTGCTGACTCTCTCTAATATACCGATAACAAGGAGCATAAGGAGAACCCATCATGATTACAATTTCTTTATCTATACATTCATCTTCTTTTTCTTCTCTTTGTTCCTTTTTATATTTTATTTTTCCATCGTTTCCAATTGATGGGAAACTGTCCAATGAAAAGATGTCTACTTTTAATAATTTGACGTTCATTTTATAAGCTTCTTCAAACTCTTTTATCATTGATGGTCTCATATGTTTTATATACGAAGAAGAACCTAAACTTTCCTTGTCATACTTATCAGCCATAATAGACTCTGTATCTGTCATTCGGTCCGATAGAAATTTGGTTCTATACTTGACAAGGACAGCAATTGATTTTTTAAACAATTCTATCTGTTCTCCGTGTAATTGATTCACTCTTCCGTTTCCGGTATGTTTGAATATATCCAATTTATCTAATCTGACATAACAATCGGAAACAAAAGCTTCAAAGTGACGTGTTTTTTTAGCGATACGATCCATTTTTTAATTTTTAAGTAAAATTAAAATTAAAAAATCAGTTTTATACGAAGCGTTTCAATATATAATGGAAATTTCTTAAATTTTTATCATCAAGCATTTTTTGATACATGACATCAAAGGTAACCTTACGACTTGTTCGATCTGCCCAAAACCACGCGTGAACATTTTGAAGGATAGCCCATTCATTTTTTTGACATACAATCTTAATCTTATTAACAAATTTCTTAAAGTACAAGTTATGTAAATATTTTGCTATTTTTAAAGAATAGTTATGGTATGAATCTTTTTTACTCTCAAACTCTGGGTAAATTTTGATAAATGTATTATACAAACTATCTTGATTTCTCCAAAGTTGTAAATATCTAAACTTTAGATCAGGTTCATTATTTCTAACTCTTAAATAGTTCTGATACATCGAATTCATTATTTTAAACTGTCTTCCACTCCCATCTTTTCTGAAAACGATCACACCTTGGCTAATAAAAGGGTCGCAATTAGATACATAGTCTTCAATCTCTTTTTTATCAGAAAAAAAGAGTTCTTTTTGTTTAGGAACTTTGATATCGTCCGTCAATTGAAATGTTAGATTATTCACTAATGTTCCTGTATGGTATACTGTATACTCAGATGGTTCTTTGCATATCATACGATTTTTATCTGTGTTCCGAACAAGAAAAAAATAAACATTCGATGGATTCAATTCTGATAGAAAAGATGGAGATACGCATTTATTAAAAATTTCTCCGAATGATTCAGAACAACCCCAACGACTATTGAAAGCGTCCAAACGATGATGTGTACTTAAATACCATCGTTTATGAAAAAAAACTCTGAGCGATGTCCCTTCTTCTGACGAAAAAAAAGAGTAGTTATCTAAATCCAAGTTTAATTCTGAGATAGAATCAATTTCTTTTTCTGTATATTCAGGTGTAAAACCTAACGAACTAGCCACTAATTGATCTTTATTAAAGACCAATCCACGACACTTTTTTAATTCTTCAGAACTTTCGTTATTACATGACTTATAAGAATAAATTTGCAATTCACTATTATCATCAGTCAAATCAACTGAATCTTTTAAAAATAAAATGGAGGAAGGTAAATTAAATGTCATTTTTATTATAGTTTAAACTTTTTAAATACTAAATAAAAAATGGGTCACGTAGTTAGTTATCTATCATTAGATCAGCAATACACACCAGAAACATCTTTAGAATATTATAAATTTGACGGATATGAGTCCATCAATAGTTATTTACGTTTTCCAGACATATACCCTAGTTTTAAAGATCACGCCGAATTGCATATGTCGAATATAGATAAATTAATGAAAAAAGAAGTAAAACCAGTCGTATTGTACCGTGGATATAAAATTTTTAAATATTTTATAACAGATAAGGGTTATAGCAGTTGTACAACTGATATAAATATAGCTAAAAGATTTGGCACCATCATCAAATTCAGATTACCTGATCATATTTCATTTTATCATTTTGAGGATGATAAAGAGGACGAGTATTTATTACAACGTGGTTTAAAATTTACCATTCTCAATAAAATAAAAGAAGATGATATCACTGTGTACGAATCCGAAGTTGAATTATTGTAACTTGTACACACTCATTATATTCATACAAACTGTTGTACTAAAATAAAGATCACTTTGTTCTTGATTATTCAGTGAATATACTCTGTTATTAAATTTAATTTTTTTAAATCCTTCTTGAGAGTTTGTATATATACTATCCATTTCACTAACTAAAATCAAATTAAACATACGGTAAGACTGGCTATCAAAAAATTCAGATAAAGTATTGTTAAGATTCTTCTGGTTATACATCGCATTTCTGAATTTTGTTAGTAAACTAATAATCATTAATACCGATTGTTCATCGCATCGTTCTGGTAACAATATATCAAATAAATGGTATTCATCGATTGAATCAGAGATGCAAACAGGTAATTTGGTAAAAGAGATTGTTTCCATTTTTTTATTTTTTTAATTTTTTAATTAAAAAAAATCAAATTTAAATTAATTTAAGCCATTTTTCTGGGACAGAACAATAATCGTCGCAATTCAAAAAGAAACCTAACTTTTCAGCCTTCTTACGTCTTTTCAAACGATCTATTGATGGTTTAGATGTCCCAAAAAAATCTTGGTCTGCCATCGTTTTATAATCACTATTGATTTGTTTGATTCGTGACACTATATGCTCTATATTATGAACAGATAAACACGTTTTAACCTGTTCGTATAAATCTTTTTTCACAATTCTTGGTCTATGAACACTTCCCGTCTCTTTATCTACAATCCCTATAAAATCTTTCGATAACAAATCAACTAGTTTTCGACATAATACATCATTTTCTTCTTCTGGCGTCATATATAAAGACGAATTAGCTTTTTTGAATAATTGAATGATATGTTCTTGTTCAGTTTCGGTTGGATTTATTAAATCTAAGATATCCACATCATACACTTCAAATAAACAATGAATCTCAAAGTTGTTATCAATATCTTCTCCGATAATTTCTTGGATTGCTTTCAAACGATGTTGACCGTTGATAATACGTGCTTGTTGGTTTTTATCTCTAACAATCTGAATTGTTCCCATTAAATGGGGGTCTTTTTGTTCTAATAACTCTTTTTTGATTTTATTTTTGTGATCTTCGTTTATCTTTCGATTATAACACCATGTTTGTAGATATCTCGCGAAATAGATAGATGAGATAAAATAACAAGAAAAGTTATTTTTTTGTAAGATAGGTCGGTTAAATATAGAATGATTTTCTGACTCCGACTCGGTATCCGACTCAATTGGGACACTTTTTTTTGTAAAAAACCAATTCATATTTAACTTGTTTTATTTTTTAAATTTTTGATTCAATTTTATTTTTTAGTCTTCTTTAAACTGATGCACTATCAATTCATTTTTTCTTCCGATGCGAAGCGCTCTACCAATCACTTGCATTTTAACATCTTCTCCCATTTTATGGTAGAGAATGATATCATCAGCTACTTCTAAATTAATTCCTGCACCGTTAAAACGAGAGTTCAAAAAAATGACATTGATACGACCATTTGTAAAATTTTCTAACTTTGTTTCACGGACCGATCGATGACCATATAATTCTGCAAATTCAATCTTATTATCATCCAAATCGTTTCGAATATGATCAAATGTTTCATCATAAGAAGAGAATAAGATAACTTTTCGATTTTGATCGATACAATTTTTGATAATATCAACGACTACTTCTTTCTTATGCTTTAAATCTTCTGTTTTTTCTTGTTTATCACCGATAAATGATAAATCACGTGGTTTGAGTTCTTGTCTACATAAAGGACAAGACGTTTTATTTTGTAACCATTTTATGATACAGTCTCCGCAAAAAATATTTTGACAACATGAAACCATCGTATGGTTTTTAATTTCTTCATAACATACACTGCAATTTTCTTTTAACATATTTTTATATTTCTCATCTATATCTGTCATTTCTGTTTCAAGAGACTGTAAACGATCTTGCCATTGTTTCAATTCTTTTTTATTATCACGTTTTTCCCAGAATTCAACTGACTGTTTACATGCTACTATTTTCTCTTCTTTCCTTTTTCTTACAATATCAATTAAATTGGTGGTGGAATATACATTCCCTCCTAATTTGGTAATAGCTCCTTTGATATTTCCAGCACTTATCATCGTGATCGTTTCGTCATCGATATGTCTACGAAGTATATTCAAAATACGTGGATTTACACAGTTATGAAAGACTAAATTGACTTTCGGCATTTCAAATGATTCTTTAATAAATTTAGTTGTATTTTTAACCACAAAGTACGGAATCCATTCATAAGGTATAGCACGAATAAAATTGCATAAAAAATTATTCCCATTTCCTCTTATTCCGTGAAGATATTCGTACGTGGCCGTCACTAACCACATGAATCCAAAATAAACAGTTCTCATCTTAGCGATAGGCGTTGTCGAAGCTTCATCAAAAATAAAGCGTTTCCAGACGACATCTCCTACAAATTCAATTAGTTCATTGAATTTAGTCGAACTTACAATCACTATATCATGATTTCCTGCAACGAAATTCGCAAAATGTTTGGAATTACAAATTTCGTATACAGATAGACTAGGCGCTTTTTTGAAATATTCAACCCATTGTTTCATGATAGAAATAGAGCATACTAATAGATTGGTTTTGACACGTCTTCTGGCAATCGTACTCGATAGTTTGACAGAACGATTCAGAATTTTAATATCATTTATTAAATGTTCTTCTTTCACATCCCAATCCATTTTATCTCTTAAAATGAGAGATACAATGCTATAACTCTTTCCATATCCGGGGATATCTCCTAACACTCCAAACTCTGTTTCACAATCATACTTATTCTGAATCATTAATCGCTTATGCTTTTCAATTTTTTCCATGTTAAAAACAGAAACTCTCTGATGTGGATATAACTTAACATTTAAATTTTGAGGTTGTTCAATCATTTTTTTATTTATATTTAGCAATTTAAATATAAATTCAATTTTATACCAAATTTAATATACGTTCAATCTCTTTTGAGATCTTATTAATCGTTAATTCGCTTAATTTAATTTTTTTGGCAAAGTCTTTAATAGAGAAATTATTGGAACCCAGTTTTCTACAAAAATAGTAATAGATTAAAGAACTGGCAATACTTTGAGGTCTTGATCGATTGATCACACTACTTTTATTTTTTATTTTTTCATATGTTTCTTGGATGATCTTTATATCTTCTTCTACGTGATTAAATTTTAAAATATACTCACTTACTAATTCACTTGGAGTAATGTATCTATTCACAGTTTCGGTATTTTTGGGAAGGTTCATATTCACATGTTTCAATCCTTTTAAAATTATTTTTTTATCCAATTTAAAAATAGATCGAAGTGTATCACAGCTATATATTTTTCCGTTTTGTTTAACCGAATTAAAAATACACCCAAAAACGATTGATTTTCGAGAATTTCCTCTATATATCTTACCCTTAGTTACCTGTGAATAGATATCGTTAGCCGTGTTTACAATCTTTTCTGAAAATCCAAGATTTTCAACATCTTTAAAGATACTTTTATCTTCTATTTTACGAATATGACACCGATTTGGATCAGAGTTTTTTCTGGTATCATCACTTCCATAATATCTCCAATCTTTTTCATAAGAAACGATTTTGGTGACTTCAATGCCACAGTCTGTACACATAACCACTCCATTATCATTGATAACTTCTTCGTGTTTGCATTCATCTGTATCGATATCATAATCTAGTTCAGAATCAGAATTCATTTTTTTTAAATTATTATTCTTTTACAATTAAAAAATCACTTTTAAGTATTCTTTATTTTTAATTATCCATAAACAATACAATTCATTTTCACGATAAACTGGAATTTCGCAATCACATAACACTTTAGATAACTTCTCCAATAAAAATTCTTGTTCTCCAAGTAAAAAATGGTAATTACCACTTATGATATAATCTTCTTCTGTCTCTATCTTTAGATTATTTACAAGATTCCAAGACATAAAAGCATCTTCTAAATTTTCATAAGGGTTTTCTGGATTAATCGACCATATATAAATTGAATCTTTTTTAACAGGAACTTTTAATCCGCTACATCTTTTCTGACAATGTTTTTCTAAATGTTCTTTGACAAGAGGACTATTGAAAATGTCTAGTGTCGATTTTAAATGTTCACGTGGAATAACTATACGAAGATTGTAACTAATCATTTTTATTTTTTTTATTTGAAATAATATAATTCAATTTTATTTATTCAAAATGGCAAGTTCGTTTTTGAAATCGCTATTGCCATTCGGATTGTCAATGTTCACTATCTGGACAAAACAATCGATCGCTTTCAACGTCTTATCACTCAATACAGACTTTTTATCACAATCATCTTCTTGTTCTTCTTGTTCTTTGATATCCGATAAAATATTTTCATAGACAATCTGACTTGCTTGTTTGATTGGTTCGAATACCTTTTTAGTAAACGTCCGTGCCTCGTAATCCTCTTTCATATTCCCAATATCATCCACATATTTAAACTTTTTTCGACTAACATCCGAACAAGTCAGTAATACTTTATTATCTTTGGTTTTGATAATATGATCTGTACATAACTGTGCAATTCCACGTTGACCTGCAAAAAAGACCTGTTCGGTTAAATGAGTTTGACATTTCCGTTTGACTTCATCAGCTTTAATATCTTCCAAAAAATACTTATCAGAATAAATATTATTTATATTTGTCACCGTATTCGGTTTATCGATCGCTTGCGAAGCCAACTTTTCAATCGTTGAAAACATCTTGTCAAGTTGTGTCTGGAGATCTTTGATTTTTTCATCTTTGTTTTCTAATTCTTTAGAATGAATATATTTTAGGTCTAAGATCTCTTTATCTTTATCTTTTATTTTTTGTTCATACTCTTCTGTCAATAAAATACGTTGGTAAATTTTACAACTTTCATGATGATTTAATAGTTTCTGATTATCAACGCATACGTGATTGCACCCTCTGCATATAAAATCAGTTTTCAATTCTAAATTTCGAATCGATAAACATTTTTTGTTAGAAACAAGATGACTTCTCAATACATATTTAGAACTTAATTTTGACTTACAAAATTCACACTCAATCTCGTTCATTTATTTTATTTTTAATTTTTTAAATAGTTAATTAAAAAAAATTTCGTTAATTACTTTTTTTTGATAATTTTTTTCATTAAAAAATAATAATAAAAAAATGATAAAAAACATTTTATCTCTTTATCAGGTTACTTTTTAAAAATTAAAAAAAAAATTAATTAAAAATCAAAAAAATTATAAAAACACAAATTCTGTGTGTGTGGATGTAAAAAAAGTAACTCAATCGTCAATCGTCAATTCAATCGTCAATTCAATTGAAACAACTTTTTCAATTGAATTATAACTTTTATAGTTTTAAAAATATTTCAAAAGTTTTAAAAATACAATTCAATTGAAAAAGATGTTTCAATTAGAATTTCAGTAAAACAATTTGATGATCTCTACCAACTCTTGATTTTCTTCTGATATAATTCTTTGTATTTGTACTTCCATCACTTCTAATAAGACAACGATACGATCTTCTATATCTGACTTTTGTGTTCTTGTTATATCTGGATTAAAGC